AGTCACAAGTTCATTTTCAGTGCAAGCGGATTCATTCAGCCTAGCAAGTGCGACAAGTTCGGGAATATGGGACAGCGAAGAAAGTTATTTGATTAATGATGTTGTTACTTATCTTGGTAAAGAGTACAAAGCCAAGACAAACAATTCCAACAAAGTTCCTGATGCGAACGCCAGTGATTGGGAAGATATAACCACAATTCCATTTGTTGTTTATACTTCAGACACGAACATCACAAAGAACGGCGAAGTTGTAACAATACCGAAGGGCGTTTATATCCAGGACGGATTTATTCAGAAGGCTTCAATTAATACTGCGAATATACAAGACGCAGCCATTACGAATGCCAAGATAAATGACCTGGACGCGAGCAAGATAAACGCGGGCTTTATAAGTGCAGATCGCATTGAATCAGGTTCGATTGATGCGAAAATTGCCAATATTGGTTGGGCTAAAATTGAAGATGTTTCGATTACAAATGCCGATATTAATGACTTGTCAGCGGAGAAAATCAATGCAGGAACACTATCAAGCGACCGATTAAGTGTTGATGGTGCGACGATTGACACGGACGGAACCGGCCAATTAATTATAAAAGATTTAGGCGTTTCAACAATAAAGATTGCAGACCAAGCGGTCACCATTCCGGTCAGTAGTTACAGTTCAAGCGAAATCAATCCAAGGGGAACAACAACTATTCAGCAAGTAACAATAGATTCAAGCGGCGCTTCAATATTTATTAATTTTACTTGTATTTGTAGGTCAACGGCAGTTTTTGGGCTGTCATTCACAGATTTAAAATTATACCGTGACGCAACAGAAATCCAAGACTTCGGACAAATGGCCAAAATGGAATATGGAAATGCAATGCCGTTATCGGTGGCAATCACAGACACGCCGACCGCCGGGGAACATACTTATTACATCAAAGCGACTTCATATACATCAGTTAGATTCAAATCAAGAAGTATGACAGCGCTAGAGGTGAAGAAATGATTGATTATATTATTTATAATGATGAAGGCGACATATTGCGGACCGGGAAATGTCCTGAAAATATGCTTAATTCTCAGCGCGGACAGGGTGAATACGTTATGCAGGGAGTTGCCAAAGATGATTGTCATAAAGTAGAAAATGGCAAAATTGTTGATAAGATTGTGGATAACTCAATTGATATAATCGAGATTAGACAAAAAAGAAACATATTATTATCGCAAACCGACTGGACGCAAATGCCTGATTCACCACTGACTGAAGCAGAAAAACAAAATTACAGAATTTACCGGCAGTCATTGCGTGATTTACCGGCTAAATATGATACAATTAACATTAACGAAGTAACATTTCCAATTTTAGGAGAAATATGATATGGCTTGGTATTCTACAGGCACATTAACACTAGTCAACGGCTCCACCACGGTAGTGGGTGTTGGAACTGACTTCATAAGCGGAGCGAATGTTGGCGAAGCGTTATATTTAAACGATAATTTATATGAGATTGGTGCAATTGTAAGCGCCACACAATTGACTTTAGTTGCGCCATACCTTGGCAGCACTGACACTGGTGTCACATATAAAATTATTCCAACTCAAAGCCTAGTTGCAGATTTAGCGGCGGGCGTTAGTGACTTAATCACTGATTATTCAGACGTTAAAGACACAGCCGGAGAAGGTAAGTTTAACGACGGCACGGTTACAGCGCCAGGAATTACATTCGAAGGCGATCAAAATACTGGTATTTATAAGATTGATGCGGATAATTTCGGATTAACAGCCGGTGGTCAGAAGATTGTTGACGTATCAACTAGCGGAATCAAGTTAGACGATAATAACAAAATCACACTAGGTACAGGTAACGACCTACAGATTTATCATGATGGTAACAGTTGGATTAAAGATTCAGGCACAGGAAACTTAGTGTTTGATACCAATGGTAACGGTATGTTTTTCAAGCATGGCGATGAGACATTATTTGAAGCATACGCTGATGGCGCAGTTAATTTACGACATGATGACTCAACCAAACTAGCCACCACAGCCACAGGCGTTGACGTCACAGGCACAGTGACAGCGGATGGTTTAACGGTTGATACAGGTGGCACAGGTTTACTTTCTACGTTAATAGGCTCAAGCGACAACAGAGCATTAACAATAAATAATTATGATGCAGATTTTGCAGGTAGTGGTTATTCTTTTAATGCTGTATCCTCAGGCGGTGAGATAGCTTTACAAACAACATCAACAGACAGGTTCAAAGTTAAATCAAATGGCGACGTGCATCTGTTTGAAGACACTGGCACGACTGCAAAATTCGTATGGGATAGTAGTGCTGAGAGTTTAGGGATTGGTACAGCTAGCCCCCAAAAAGATGTACACATTATCTCAGCCAATGGTGGCTCTATACGGCTAGAAAGAAATGACTCATCACTCGTAACGGATGATAGCATAGGATCTATTGATTTTAGACAGCAAGACCCGTCTTCTGATGGAGCAGGTGTTGTAAGTAAAATAGAAAGTATTAACGAGAGTGCCTTTAGAGGTTTTGCTGGTTTATCTTTTAGTACAGGTGATACAGCTACGCTTACAGAGCGTATGCGCATTAATGGCTCAGGCAACGTAGGGATTGGCACTAATAGCCCTATCGCAAAACTCACAGTAGACGGACAAGTCAGAGCAAGCGGAACAGCGGGTTATGGGTTTAATAGTCCGGGCGATACTGATGGCGGTATGTTTTCTCCTAGTGATGGTGTAGTTTCTTTTAAGACTAACGGCACAGAACGAGCCAGAATAGACAGTTCGGGTAATCTGTTGGTTGGTACTACAAATTCCGAAGGTAAAAAATTAAGCATCAGAGGTTCTTATGGTATTAGTGATGAAACCACCAAAACAATTACACTAACAGTGGCTATGGGAGGCAGTCAAACTAAAAATATAGGTACATTTACAGGTAGTTCAGGTAAGACTTGTTCAGTACATTTAACAGGCGGACATCACTATTCAACAGCATCGACGGGTACTGGTGCGCCCGTAGGCGTTTATCAAATGATGGCGGTAACTAGATTGGATGGCACAGGGAGTGCTTACTCAAGTATTAACAACGTAGAAGTTGCATCATCTCTTAAAGGGAGTGTGGCACTACCCACCTTAGAGTTTACATCATCAGGTCTTTTACGTGTAGTTACAGCGTCTAACCAAGGTTGTTACGCACAATTAACAATAGTACATAACAGTTACTTTACTAGATCATAAATTAAGGAAGCAAAACATGAGCATAATTACAGAAGCACCTCAACAAGGCGGAATCACTTTGGAGAATAATGTGACAATAAGCATTGCGAACTTAGAACGCACACAGGACGGTGGTGTTGTAGTAGCACACTGGACAGCAACAAAAGTTGACGGTGAGTTTGAAGCCAAGAGCTACGGCACAAAATCATTCACGCCTAACCCTGACGCAGAAGATTTTACAGCGTTTGAAGACCTAACCGAATCAGATGTTGTAGGTTGGTTCACAGAAGAAGAAACTGCACAAATCGAATCAGTGTTAGACGCTGATTTAGAGGCGCAAGCACAACCACAAGTAATCAGTGGATTGCCTTGGTAATTTGATGAAAAATGGTTATATATTGTTTATACTATAACCATATTAATTTATGAGCTAATAATATGTCTGACCAACTTGAAAAAAGGATCGACCGATTCGAATCCAAAATGGATAACAACTTTGAAAAGATCACAGAGGTCTTAACAGAGTTGGCACGCCATGATGAGCGAGTAGACGACCTTGAGCGTAGAGTAGGTAAGAGTGAGGATGATGTTAGCGACTTATCTAAGATTGTAAAGCAGAATGAGAATACCGCTAAGATAGCTAATAGAATGTTCTGGGTTGTCTTTAGTGGTGTTTTAAGTTTGTTTTTTTGGATGTTTAGGCAATGAAACTAGTTCAACAGTTAAAGCGACATGAAGGTTATCGTCGTTTGGTTTATGAATGCTCAAGAGGTGTTTTGACCGTTGGAATTGGAAGAAACCTTGAATCGGTTGGCATATCAGAAAGCGAAGCGGATTTCCTACTAGCAAACGACATAAAAGACGCCGTTGAAAGACTTAATGCGCATGACTTGTTAGAAGGTCATGATGAGGTCAGACAAGCCGTGTTGATTAATATGGCGTTTAATTTGGGCGTTAATGGATTATTGAAGTTCAGAAACTCACTTAAATTATGGCGACAAAAAGATTATGAAGGGTTTGCAAAAGAAATCCTGGATTCACGTTGGGCCAGACAGGTCGGCAACCGTGCCAAAGAGTTGAGCGAACAAGCGAGAACCGGCGAATGGCAATTTTAAGCATATTAAGCAGCGTCACAGGTTTGGTTTCCAGTTATATGGACAATAAAGCCGAAGAAAAGCAAGCCAAGCACCAGGCAAAAATGGAAGTCATAAAGCAGGGCGGCCAGTGGGAAGATAAAATGGCCGAAGGTTCAATGTCGTCCTGGAAGGATGAGTTTTGGACAATTGTTTTTGCTATTCCTTTAATATGTGTGTTTTATGGTGCCATGTTCGATCCAACTATTATTGAAAAGGTTGAACAGGCATTCCAAGCGCTTGAATCACTTCCGGAATGGTATCAATACCTTTTATTTATGGCGGTATCTGCTAGTTTTGGCATACGTGGCGCAGACAAGTTAATGCAGTTAAGAAAAAAATAAACACTCCCGACCCTTTGGCCGTCAAAATAGACGGTCTTTTTTTTACTTGTATTGTTACAATATTATGTTACTATGATTGAAAAGGAGTTAAGAAAATGACTTTTATTTTGTGGGGGTTGCTGATAATAACAATAAACACAGCAGCAATTTTATTAATTAAATATGTTATAGGTCGGAATAATGACAAGACAAGAATTTCAAAAATTATTAGACGATGTTGATTGGTTTTATCAATACGCTGATGGCGACGCATACCGAAAAGGACGAATGACTTTTGACCGTGCGAGAATGGCCGCAAAACAAAGTGATGAATTCAAAAACATGTTCAACGCTAAGTTTTTGGAAATACACAACAGAAAAGCATTATGATTAAAAAAAGAAAGTGTGTTGTTTGTGGAGAATGTAAATATGGAACAGAGCGATTCAA